AAAAATCGGGTTAGCCACTGTCTCAAAAATCGGGTTAGCCACTGTCTCAAAAATCGGGTTAGCCACTGTCTCAAAAATCGGGTTAGCCACTGTCTCAAAAATCGGGTTAGCCACTGTCTCAAAAATCTACGGTTCTTTCCGGTTCAAAAAAATAAATAATAATAATATGTCAACATTTACATACATAATTCTTATTATTATTCTCTCAATCGGTTACGCACAAATCATGTTTCAATTAAAAAAAGGCGATAATTTAGACATTTATGAAATCGATTTCACATCGAATAAAGAACTGAATGAATCCGCGTCATTAAAACAACCATTTATTTTTCATTTTAGTCATCTCGATTCTATTCTTAAAAAACAACTCGCCAATATCCAAGATTCTTATGCTGGTTTCGAAATCTATCTCAAAGAGACCAATACATATCTATCCACATCCAAACCCACACCAACATCAGTATCAGCATTCTTACCGATTCGTACTGTTGCCACCACACTCCAAACCGACCAAGAACATCGTTATTTCACATCCGGCAACCAACAATTCATACAAGAAACCGGACTTATTAAATCGTTTCAACATCTCGACCATCTTTTCAAACCACCTCTCTCTATTTATACAAATTATGATATTATTACGGGTTCCGATAAAGCAACCACACCTCTTCTTTATCACACATTCGAACGTAGATTTTTATACATTATTTCAGGCTCTATCGAAATCAAATTAACTCCTTGGCGAAGTACAAAATATGCTATCATGTATAAAAATAATTATACAAGAGAATACGGTTCATCTCTGAATGTTTGGAATCCACAACCAGAATTTCAAGCAGGATACGATAAAATGCGAATACAAACCTGTCGAATTCATGAAGGAAGTATTATTTATATACCACCATATTGGCTCTATAGTATAAAATTCTCTTATCCAACACAAAATACAAATCTACCAATCATCGCCTCTTTCGATTATGCCTCTCCCATGAATCTTATAACAAATATACATAATTTCGCAAATCATTATTATTCAGTATTTTCAGAATCCAATAAAACAATCAAAGAAGAAAAACAAAAACAACAAGAAGAACAAGAAGAACAAAATCAACAACAACAAGACCAAAACCAACAACAAGACCAAAACCAACAACAAGAAGAACAAGAACAACAAGACCAACCAAAAAAACTAACAGAATTTGAGATAACAATCTAACCATTCCTATTGCCATTCCCATTCCCATTCCCATTCCCAATAACAAAACGCATACTTAGATTTTCTTCATTTGGGTTTCCACCGACAACACCGAAATCTTCTATACCATATAAATCGGCTAATAAAGTCCATTCAAAAATACCTCCCAAATAAACATAAACATTCCGAAATCCTAAATCAATAAATTGTTGTGCTTTCTTCACCGGTAAGATATCACTACAATCCTTTCCATAAATAAATAAAATCATCTCTCCCATTTTTCCAGATTCTAAAGCATGATTAATTAATTGTTCTTCTTTTTCAATTGAATCCACTGTCCCTTGAATCCATAATCCATCAAAAGGTAAAGTAGTAATCAATAACATATCTTTCCGAAATTTACAAACTTTTACAAAATCACGAATTTTATCATATCCAACATAAGTAATCCGATTATCCGATAATACTTGTCCCATAATCCAAATAATAACAAGATATAAATTTTGTTATTAGTAAAAACGAGTATTTATTTTTTCGATAACATATATGATTTTTGTGGAGCATCGAGCCATCGAGAATTAACAACCGGTTTCCCATGACTTCCATATGAATTTAAATAATTATGATAATCAACACGGTCTAAAGGATTCATCATTAATGGATAGGATGCTGTCATGTCTCCCGTAATAAATCTCTCAGAATCCATTTCTCGATAAATCCAAGCAGGAGCCATGGCTCTCGACTCATCTGTGATTTCTCCAACAGTTGAATAATTCATTGACCTCTCACTGGCAACAGCATAATCATAATGACTATTCAAACCGATAATATCACGATTATAAGGACGAGTTAAACCATATAAATCACTTTGAATATCCACCATGTTAGTACGATGATTGGCTCCCCATTTCGTTAATCGAATATGAGGGTCATTAATATAAGGAACATCTAAACCATTACCGGGAACATTTAATTGATATCTACCGGCAAAAGTACTAATAGCAGCATTTTTTGCAATACGTGCAGGATCATTACTAAATCGTGTACAGGCCATACAGAAGGAACCTAAGGTTCCTCCTAGCCTCCTCCTCTAACATTATCCACGTGATAACAGGAATTTCCCTTCGGGAAATCCAGTTATCCCGCGGATAATTAGAAAAGAAAACCAGAAAAATCTTGTCTTCTTTTTGGTATGGGTGGCACCCTGCAAAGCGGTGCCACCCTATTAAAGGCCCCCTCCTCTATGTTGCTAACATGTGGTCTCCCTGCGGTCGACACGGTGTGCACAAGTGCCCACCTCACAAGTTAGCAATTAAAGAAGCAGACTCCGTAAGAGTCTTGATTATCATATATTATGCTATGTTCTTGACTATACGTTTCAGTAACAAAAAGAGAAACATCTCTTAATTACGATTACGATTTCGTTTCGATTTTGATTTCATGGTGGTATTTTTTTTCATTTTACTATATTGTTTTCGGGCCTCCACAAGAATCGCTGCAAGAGGTTTTCCCTTATGTTTTTTCGTTAAACGCTTTACTAAATCTCTCCATTCTGCCATTTTATCGTGGGAACCTACGGTTTTTAAGGGTGGCACCCTGCAAAGCGGTGCCACCCTATTGGAGCCCCCCTCCCTAGTAAAAATCTTATTAGTAAACACTATAAAGACAGTTTTACATGATTTTACATCAACATTTTCCATCTTAAAAACACGCACAATTCTTTATAAAAGACTAGTTATTCCTGACCAGTTTAAATAGAACCACGCAGTGGTTCTCTTTTTAAAAAGGTTGTTGTTACTTGCGCACTGTGTAAACAGGTGCGCAAGTATAAGGGAGGGGTTTAATGTGCGCCAGCATGCGCGGCGCACATTTTATCCCGGGAACCGTAGGTTCCCAAGAGAAATTGATTTACTTTTTTGTAAATAAAATAAAAATCATAAATGTTTCTGCCCCCGAAATTTAAAATGGCAATGAAGTATAGGACTTGTTATGGAAGTATTTGCGAATGTGGAGAGAAGATTGATGTAATTAAAAGTGGTATTCAAAAATATTTGAGAAGAAGAGAGCCCGAAAAAATGAAAAGAATGATGAAAGAATTAGTATTATTTAAATTTAATGCTGTTAGTGAAAAAGAAGAAAAAATAGGTAAGGCGATTTTTAGTAATATGATGAATAGAATAATAGTAATGTTAGATGAAGAATTAATATTTGATGAAATTAATAGATATTTAAAAATAAGAGAATTATTGGAAGATGTTGAAGAGGCTCAAGAATTAGAGATATGTTTGGAATATGTATATGAAATATGTGATATATTATGTAGTGGTAGATTATGTAGATTGAATAGTGATATTGTATGTTATTATAATAAGAGAATATTTGAATATAAAGAAGAAATAGTGGAAAATGAAAATGTGGAAAGTCGATTTATTGCGAAAAAAGGAGATAGTGAAGAATTAATAAAAAATATGAATTGTTTTATTGATTGTTTTGAGAGAAAAGATAATTTGTTGTATTATTATTTATTTAAAATATTTAATATGGAAGAGAAAATCGAAAAGCCGAGATATAGAAGAAAAGAGTGTATTTATGTTTTAATTGAATGGTTGGAAAATAAAATAATGGATGAAAAAATTAAGAAAGTATTTAATTATAAATTAGATAGTTTCTTTGAAAAAGCGAAAAAAGAGAGAAAAATGTTTTTAGTTGGATTATTAAATATTGTATATTATGAAAATGAGATTGATTTATTAGAAGAGGTAGAATATAATAAATCGGGTATTATTGAAAATGTAATAATTGAAGATTATGTAGTAGATATGCATTGTTCGAAAGGAAGAAAGCAAGGCGCAAATACAGCGGTTTTTGCGGAGGAAGGCAGTTTGGTAATAAATGAATATGTAAAATATAAAAATGAGGTGTGGAGAGATTATTATAATAATGATAAAATGATAATGGGAAAGAAAAAAGAAGAAAAAGAGGAGAAAAAAGAGGAGAAAAAAGAGGAGAAAAAAGAGGAGAAAAAAGAAGAAAAGAAAATTAGGGTAAAGAAAGAGATAAAGAAAGAAGAAAAGAAAGAGGAGAAAAAAGAAGAAAAAAAAGAAGAAAAGAAGAAAGTAAAAAGAGTAAAAAAAGAGAATAATAATAATGAGTTTGAAGGATTAGAGAGAATTGAAATGGATAAATTCGAATTTATAGGATTGTGTGGGCATAAAGTATGTGGAAGTAAAGTGGCATGTTTTATGGTGGAATATGAAGGAAAAAGATATATAATGAAAGAGGGAAGAAAGTCGATGTTTTATAATAAAGATTATGAAATGGTAGATAAATGTAAGGAAATATTTGGTTTGAAAAAGATAGGTATGAGAAGAATTGTGAGTGATAAAGTGATTGAAAAGATTGATAAAAAGAATAATGATTATAAGGATAATTATAGATTTGTAGAGAAAGATACAGTGTATAGTATGATGGATGTAATTGATGGAATAAAATTAATAGATTATAGAAGAAAAAATGGAGAGAAAAGTATAAATAAAGAAATAATGAGAGAATATGTGAAAATTGGATGTTGGAGAGGAATATTTATGGTAAGTGATTTTAATGTTGTAAATGTATTTATAAATGAAAATACGAAAGAATTAATAAGTATGGATGAGCATGATATGTGTGGAAAAAGAGGTGAAATATTTGGAGCGAAAAATAAGAAATATTTGAATGCTGTAAAAGATAATATTGATGAAATTATAGATGATTTGATGAATAATTATGAAGAAAAAAAAGAATGGATAAGAAAAATAATGATTGAATATGGATATGAAAATATTTATAATAAAATTATAAATAATTTCGATAATTTGAGAGAAAGAGTGTATAGAGAGATTGAAGAGGAATAAAAATAATAAAAATAATAAAAATAATAGTTATAGTAGGTATAGTATAGTTTGGTTATAGTTTATTATTTATTTTGTATATTTTATGTCGTCGAGTTTATTCATTATGTTTTTGTATCGGATATTGCTAATATAAGAATGAAATGCAACATGAAATGATACTAATGTTACGTTCAATAAAATTAGTTTTTCTACACTGAATATTTTATATCATATTGTCCACATGTCTCTATACACTTTTTTATTCAAAGTCAATATCAGCATAACGAACCTTATAAACATCAAAATTCTGATATATTTTGGATAATATTTCGATTTCTTTTTCATTTAAAATCGAATGATAATAACTTTTTTTATCTCTTAAATCTTGCAATACTTCTTTCACAGTTTCATCCACATACGATTCCGATAATAATTCAATCGTAAATAATTGCATTGATGCGATAGGGTCTCTTTTTTTAAATGTCTTACACCACATGATAATATTATCATATGATTCTTGACATGTGAAATATACAGATACGTCTTTTATTTTTTCATAAGACTTAATATTTCCACTAGAATCCATAAAAGAAATGATTGACATATAACAATATTATATGTCAAAATTTTATTTCCTTCTCACTTTTCGTGTAGTTCTGAGAGATTTTGTACTTTTCGCTTTACATCCATCAATAAACCGAATATCTAAATGAACGGTTACACCATTATCAACAATTAAATCAACTTCAGTTTCAAACCCTTCTAATAATGACGCAATGTCAACATATGACTGGTTTTCATGTCCTCCATAAATGGTTCCATCAGGTATTTTCAATAAATCAGTGCGTTTTTCTAATAAAAACTTCGCGATATCTTTAACCCCGCGATTCGATTCAAAATCAGGTAATCCAATTACCATATTCACCAATGTATTACAACTCGCATTCATGCCGACAATATATGATATTCCCCTATAATGATTCGCGACAATCAATGATTTATAAGCATTTTCAGATATCATATTTCCATCATCCAAACGTATCTCTCGAATGCTAGCATTTGCTTGTTGTGGGTCTATCGATGCTAATATAACTTGTTCATTATTTGTTTTATATTTGGTAAGTATTAGTGTGTGTCCAGGCGTCATATCAATACTATTGGCAAACAATTCTGTTTCGTTTCTTTCATATTTAACTAACATACACGAATTTTCAGGAATTGCGTTATAAATTTTTTTATAGATAGCCCAAAGTCGTTTTCGAATAGCGACTTGTGTATCAATAAAATCAAGAGATTTAGTTTCATTGAGTTCAACAAATGGTGTATATTTATGTACAAATAATAGTCTTTTCTCAAAATCAATATGATTCTGCGATTTTCGATTTAACCAATCAATCATTTGTTCAACTGGAGTGCCATTTGGGTGAATATTTGCGACAAGACGAGTGGCCATAGCAATTGTCATTTCTTCTAAAAACGCAAGTGTGTTAATTCCACAACCTTTAAATTCGGAACCCGGTATTCTTTTATAAGGTAGTCTCCTCCAAAATTCATGTCGTTTTTCTGGTTCACAATTTCGCAATACAGCAATAGAACCTGTATTGTATTTTGAAGAGGCTGAAGTCATTTTTAATTCGGTATCTAATGACATTCTTTATAATTATACCGTGAGAATATCTATTCCGCAAAAAAATTATGTAATAAATTCTCTGAATTATGATTTGTTACCTCTCCGCCGATTAACATAATACTTTCATAGATTTTTCTCAATACATCATTTGGCGCACTCGAACCCACTTTAATAAAACCTTTCTTCACCAAATATTTCCTTATTTCTTGAATCGGTTTTTGTTTTAAAGCATAAGTATGAGAGGTAATATGATTCCGCATTGTTTTATTCGCTAATAAAACCCCCACATTTTTCTTATACGCATTCTTTCCAACATGATAAGTTCTCTTTAAAATACGTTTCTGTTTTTTACGTACCAATTTGGTTGCCGTTTCCGATGCTTTCTGTTTTTCCTCTTTTATTTTATCTTTTACTTTTTGGAGAGCAATCATCTCATCACGAGATTTCATAGCACCCACTACCGCATTTCTATTTTCATTCGTATTCGTATTTGTATTCGTATTTGTATTCGTATCCGGTCTTATTTTCATAGTTTGTTTCCAATTTCTATAAGTAGGCAATGTTCCTCCTTTTAAACAACCATAAACAGGTACATTTCCTCCTCCAATTGCATTTCCTCCACCACCAATTACATTTCCTCCTCCACCAATCACATTTCCTCCTCCACCAATCACATTTCCTCCTCCACCAATTACATTCTTTGTTTCTCCTGGAAAATCAGAAACCATCAATAAGGGTGTAGAATTTTTCAATGAATCCATAATCGGATCATGATTGAATGAATTCATAATCGATTCATAATTTCGAGAGGTTTTATTCAAAGCATTTCCGCCTACACTTCCATTAATAGGTGGTTCTGGATTCTTACTAATTTCCTCTAAATATTTGACAGATTCTTCAAAGTTTTTATCTCCTCCTCCAGTATCAACAACAATTCTATCATTATCAACAACAGTATCAACAACAATTCTATCAGGTTCTGTGGGTTCTGTGGGTTTGATAAGAGGTAATTCAACATCTTCACCTCCACCACCAAATAATTTCTGATATTGTTTCTCTTGGTGCTCTCGAATACGTTTCAATAAATCATTACGTTGTGATTTATTCGATTTAGGTTTTGGTGGTCCTTTGATTTTAATAGGCTTATCACTGGTTGGTTTTTTCTTTTTTGTTTTTGAACCAGAAGCGACATTAAACAAATTCAAATCAATATTAATTGTTTTCCCGCTCATATTCTAGAGAAAGAAATATAACAAAGTATCATAACGACCACGACCTTTCAAATAGAAATTAGAAACATATCATAATTTTTATTCATACATAAATATTATGAAAAATCAACAAATTCTTCAACTAAAATCTCTCACCACACCTCTCTTTCATGACCATCATTATTATTATCAAGGACGACCCAAAACCCAAATAAGAGGCATTCCACATCTTATTGGTGCTATCATCGTAATTCCTATATCCTATTATATCATTTTCACGAATCGCCCAGACCATGAATACCTTAAACCTCCCGCGCTAATATTTGCTCTTGGCACAATCATATGTTGGATAGTATCTTATTTATATCACACAATTAAACATCCATCTCTCGAACAAGAGGTCATTATACAAAAAATAGACCACCAATTAATTTTCATCAAAATCACTACAATTTGGATATCACTTTATATGCTTACTCTTCAACATATACCAACGGCATATACATTAGCAACTCTATCTCTCGTCATAAGTCTAATAATCAATACAATATCCATATTTGTTTTCTCTTATACACATCCGATGTATATGGCGATTCATACGCTCACTATCCTACCATTTTTACCTCTTATCAAACCCCAAATAAACACTACTATTTTTATTATTTTCACGATTCTACTTATTCTCAAATACACCGTGTTCGTTTTAAACCTTTGCACCTTTAAAACGCCGATTAATAAGTCATAAAATCGCAAATGCGATTTTATTGACCATTAATAGGAATTTTTATCGGCGCAAAGTAACGTTGCCTTCACACTATTTAAAACGCTTAACGAATTCGTAGAATTCGTCGGCGTTTTAAATGTGCAAAGGCGTAGAATACCCAATAACCCAATATATACATTATCATGATTTGTTTCATATTATCAATGTTGTATCAATAGCATATTTCTATATAGGATTATTCTTAACTGTCCAACCGAATTATTACTTGGATGGACATGCACCACAAGACTTCCCTGACACCACTTGAAACATATTACCACCAATACCAATAGACCTTACACCCATCAATTGAACACTACTACCACTATTAACACCAACATTATCAATATCTCTCGAACCAACACCAACTCCACCACCAATAACATTCAAACCGGCCATAGACATAAAAAAAGAAGAATTACCAACTTTTCTTTTTGTGTATATACTTTTATTCATTATAATGTATTTTATGAAGAGGAAGGGGGTTGGGGGGGAAAAAAGAAATCAAAGGACATTCCCCATAGAATAGGGGGGCAGGGGGGAGCCTCAAATGCGTCGCGCCGTAGGCGCTGTCGCATTTACGGTTTAAAGAGGGCACCAGGCTACGCGGTGCCATCGAAACCCCAGTAGACCGTTGTTAAATCCCGTTTCAATAAATGATAGAACCAGTTCTTAAATTTCTTGATTTTCGGTTTATCACTCGCTGTCCCTCCTAAAATTCGCATCATTAAATTCGCAATATCATGATTTGTATGTTCAGGTGTAGCAATCCATTGAGCATAATTCGGACTGGCTAACCAACTCGTATAAGCAGGAATAAAACGATTGGTCATATTTTCATAAAATTGTTCAATCAATCCCGTATCTTTTTCCCATTTCGAATTCCTATATAAATAAAACTCTCCGGGTCGAATCACAAAACATGCAATAGGCAATATAAAAGGATTATCACCTCTACTTTCAGACGTTTCATCAATACCACAAGATTTCAAAATATCCGCAACAGAATCAATCACACCATCACAAATCGTATTCCCAAATTCAAATACTTTTTCAATATGTTTCCCTTCGATACGCACAGTTTTTCTCCATTCATCAAAATCCATAGTTGGACGCACTTCTTTATTCAAATAATCCAACACATTCATTTTTTTCTTATCTTTTCGAACATAAGCACGCAATAAATTCAATTCCTTTTCCATTTTCACTTGACGAGAGAACAAATGCTGAATCAACGCAAATAATTCATCCGGTTTTTTCTCTCTTTCCAAAGTATAATCAAATAAATTATTCTTTCTTGGATAGAATACTGTTTTCAAATAATCACAACACATAATATGGTCATTATATTGTGTTTTAAACCCGAAAGTAAGGTCACAATGTTTACACCGGTATCGGATTGGACCAGATTCATTCATATTTCGTTATTAGTCAAATATGAATAACTAAAAATAATTCTCAGATAAGTTCAATTTTGGGTTCACTATTATAATTTCAAAATCCAATTAACACTAAAATTATAAGGACGTGTTTCATTGGAGTCTACATTAGTTGTTGAATTTAAAATAGAGGTTTTGGACAATTTCACTGTGTCGCCCTTATAATTTCCTCCACCTGTAAACCCAAAGTTTTCAGCACCACCGTTGCTAGAAAGACCACGTATAACGTAGTTATCGGGGGTAGGGTTATCGTTATAAAATCGTATATCCAAAGTGTGTGTATGAGTTTGTGTTGCGTGGTCTTGGTCATAACTAGTTCCATCACCATAATTTCCAGCAATACTAATTCCAGCATATCCAGTTTTGTTAGGATTTGTTCCGGCACCTCTCAAAAATGCTCCACGAAAATCGG